GGGGGGAAAGGGCTCGCGCCCGTCAAAGAACACAGAGGCTGCTGTTGGAGACACGTACCTTTACGGTACGTCCACCCTTGTGCTTTTGTAAAGCACGCTGCCGCGTTTAGTAATATCAAACGCGTTACCAGAGTCAAACTGGTGCTTCTTCTCCCAAGGTTTGTCAGGCGGTCGTCGCTCGGTTTTCAACCAAGCAACGAGATTTCCGTCAAACACGACCTGCGCGTGACCAGCAAGGCTGGCCATTAGCTTACGGAAAAAGAAGTCAGATCCTTTATTAAAAGTGCGGGAAACTGGGATTATTTTCCAGTAGTTGCGCCCTTTGGATCCTTTCTGAAGGGGTCTTTCGCTGAACATATGGGTGTCAAGACTATCACTTACAGGGCCATAAAACTGGCTCCTGATCCCTTCCGGGAGGATCCCTTTCAGGTATCCAAGTGTGTTTTTAAAGTCTAAACCCCATGTCCAAGCAATCTCCTCTCGCAATTGGTAAATGCGATTATGGAGATAAAAGACAGCTGGGATATTATCCAGCTTTCGCTTCAAGAACACCGGTCGAACATTGTACCCGAGAAAAACATCTACCCCACACGACTCTCTGAATGGGCCGGAAACGAAGGTCTTACTTTCGTTAACCCGGAATCCACTCATTTCGAGCAATGTGAGGAGGTAGTTGTATGCGCCTTTGGGGATGACTATGTCATCTCCGTAGACAGCACTCTCTCGCACCGACCTTGTACGGCGTATAGCGCAACGCACTAACGCGCCGAAGATCAGTGATTCTAAAGCGAAGGTAAAACCATTACCCATTGAGGATATTTTCTCAAAATGGGTCCAACTCCCTCCGACGACCCCGTTCGGGGATCGAAGCTCGTATAGAAGGTTAAACCACTCTTCAGGTAATAGCATTGCGCACAAGCGCAACGATATTCTGTCTGAAGCAGCCGACAAGTCCACAGTTGCGAACTCATCAGAAATTGATGCTTCACGAGCCATACTTTGATTCTTCGCCTGGCTATTAAGATCATAGCCCCAGCGGATCCTCAGTTGTTGGCGCATAACGCGATCAACTCCTAACTGCAGGAAGACGTTGAGAAGAGGTTCAATCGCAATTGTCCGGTCAGTTTTGACCGACTTCGGTACAGTGGTAATCCGACTGCCATCTACTTCCTTAATGACGAAGGACCAAAAATGATCCTCGTCCAAAGGTTCCCACATCTTGATACCGTTTACTTCACGGTACCAATTTTGCAGGGCACCGACCCACCTTGGGTCAGATTCAATGGCCGTCTTAGCATGAGGATAGGCTTCCTTCGTTACCGAGTACGGCAAACGAGACCACTTGTAGTAACTAGTGACCTCATTACGTCCGTACAAAGGTAGAAAGGAGGACCCAGGCCCATGTTGCGCGGAAACAGAAATCCGCGCGAAGTCTGGCGAGGCTCCAATGAGCTTTGAAATATCTTGACGTATTTCGTCAATCACCCCTAGAAAGTCGGGGTGTTTCTCGCTCATTGCTAAGAAGCACCGGAAGTTCTCGCGATTGTATAAACCGCAACTCTTTTCGATTTTTTGAAAAGATTCCAGTGCAACTTGTTTCGTGTCCGTACCCTTAAAAGGGTACTTCTTCAAAAAAGCTCCTACTTGACTGAATGCAAAGAACGCATATGCGCCCTTCGCAGTCTTGTCAACAACTTGGAGTATACACTGTGGCTCCAAATCGGAAATTAGGTCGAATAAATGATCTAGACTCCGAGACCGAACCACGCCGCATATCCGCTCAGAAAGCGGATACGAAGAGAGGTCTTCTATGATCTCAGATACGTCCTCGTCATCCCTCGGCCTTCGAATTCGTAGGTCCAGGAGGAGTTTGTCCAGTACTTCCCATTGGGAAGTCGTCGGGATGGTCAACTTCACGCTGACCTTCTTTCCAGCCTTGATATATTTCATATCTATGCTCCTTATACAGTTTCACGAAAATCTTCACAAATTCCAGAATAACCGGAATATGAAGACTAATGGTTGGCATTAATTTGCCTAGTTGGAATACGCTCATACTTCGAGCTCTTCCATCAATTTGACCATAATCGTGTCATTGTCAAGAGCGGCTATCATCCGCTGTCGAAGCTCCATAGCTTCAGCTGCGGTAGTCCCGAGGGGAACGGAGAAAGAAATCTCTCCTATAAGTGGTGCAATGACGGTTGTAGAACTGTCAACGCCTTCCACTTCTTTATCAACGGTGAATTTAACGGCCGATTTGGCCACACCATTGAAGTTCCCGGACTTTTTCGGTACGCTTCTGTAAAAGGCCATAAGGTCTCTCATCAGAAGAGAGTGCGTAGCACTCTTATATACGGACCGATTCAGGTACTCCTCTACTCGCGTGAAAACCGCGTCAGTGGTAGAACCCGTGTTTGCCAGGTCGACTGGCAGTGTGATTGTATTGCTTTGCATATACAGTCTCCTGTATTTACGACTTGGGTCATCAAGGATAGGTTCAGCCCATAGTTCGGACCACACTTCTCCCTAACGCCGCTAGGTCTATGATTTTACTGAGATCCAAATTTAAATTGAATCTCGGTAAGAGGGAACGCGACGGGTTCGGTACCCGTTGCTGATAATATCCCCTCATGTTGTAGACTCCGGGTGTAGTTTCAGTAATCGTATTGAAACGGGTCCAAATATCCTCCGATCTCCAATGGAGACCAGTGATTTTGACCGTTTCAGTTTTGATTATAGATTCCGTTACCCATGAGCCCAGCGTTGAGAGTCCTGCACCAACATTCCAACTCGAAATGATGTCCCCGACATTAAAAAACCAGTCGAGTACAAAGCTCCACGGAGTTAATTCGTAGATGCTTTCGAGTGGTTGGTCGATGCCCCAGATCGAGTTCAGGTCCGCGATATCTGAAGAGATATCGTATAGAACCCCAGCACGTGCGGTATAATGCACGTCCGTCTTTCTGGTCGCAGTGTATCCAATGTCATTTAGAGGGTTATCTACCTCAACAACATTGGACCATGAATCCCGCTTTTCCTTAAATCCACGCGCAGTTCGGCGTGATCCTCTAGTTAGAGCTGCTTCAAGCGCAGTAAGCGCCTGAGACATTTCAAACACAAGAGGACGGAAAGCATAGCGGAATTCAAGCCAGATGTCAGAGATGGCATCAGCTACGTCGGCCTTAGTAGTGTTTCGCAACTTCCGCCGTAGGGCGGCTTTTACCATCTTTCCTTTAAAAAGACGTGCCAAATGTAAGGCACGTTGAAAGAGGGAAGCGATCCAACGTAGTGTCTCCGGCATTTCGCCCAGTGACGCTAGCCCTTGGATTTCGGATTCGTCAACATTCGCCCAAGCGGCGGATATTGCCTGATCCCTAGAACTCTCATACGGCGTGAATAATTCAGGCCATATGTAGGAGTCCATGTCCTTGGCAACATTCTCGTCAGCCCTATACTGCATAGGGTTAACGGTACCTGTTTGCCAGAAATCAAACGTGGGATGCTCTTTAATCTGAGCCTCACGAAAGAATTCGGCTAGTTGATTCCTGTAAAACACGTCTTGACGTTTCATGGGGTTAATGAAAATCTCCCCATTATTCATCCTTTCGTGAAAATTTGGAATCACGGTATCCTGCATGTCCTTGTAGGACTGCGATGCGTTGAAAGTGTATGGGATAGTTTGTGTGCCCACACCGGGCCACACATACACCCAATCACCGTCTTGCATCGGATCGGTTACCGACTGGAAAACTCTGTGTCTCATTAACTAATCTCTCCTTGCGAGAGAAAGAATAGTTAAAATACTCGTCACATGTCTCTCTGCACATGAGTCGTATCTCCTTTCTAAGTGAGTGTCCACCCTTAATCGCTTAAAAGCGAGGGAGGAATCACGAAGTCGGGATAAGGTTCAGAGTGGAAGACACCGCATTACGCGGCGATACCGG